AACTTACCTTAGCGTTAGAATACGTTTCAACTGTTTTATCTTTAAGCGAATAGCTTATAAGTTGCGAACGGTTAATAGTTGTAACAGGTTTTAAATTCTCTAAGTCAAATATTTTTGTAAAAATTAATTTCTTACCTCGAATAGAAAATACATATCCAAACTCATTACTAAGTTTTCGTAAAAATGTTAAATCGGTTTCTCTATGCTGAGTACGACGGTTAATTACTATCGGTTCAATTGATCCATGAACGGTTAAGCCGTTGGATTTTGCTACAGCCTCGGCGATTTGTCCAAGTGTTTTGTTTTCGTGGGCAAAACTTTTTTTAGTTCTTAAACTTCCTTTAATACCTGTAGCGAGTGCCTTAATCGAAACTGTATCAGGAGGGCCAGTTAATTCTATTTCGTCAATTTCAAACACGCCGCAATTTATAAGCGCGTCGTTATATCCTATCAATACTTCTAACGTAGAACCTTTTGATGGATACCACGGGCCACGCCATAACGCCTCAGAATCCTCTAAATTAATTTGTATCTCGTCGCTTTCCCCTTCAGTCTTATCAGAATAGGTAAGCGATAAAAGATATTTCGTTATATCTGCGGAAATATTTTTACCGTCGTAAATTACTTTTATACCTACTTCGCTAATAGCCATAATTTAATTTTATTATTCGGCCCTTTTCCAGGGAGGTAAAAGTTCATCGTTTGTCTCAGCTACTTCGACAACTTCCAACCGTAAAATAGTACCAGGAACTAACGGCATGTCTAATGGTATTTCCTGGTTTTGCTCCATAACAAAATTTGTAAAGCTACGACCGTTATACATTGCCAATGGATCACCGTATGCTTCGCGCGCGATAGTGTCCCATCGGTCACCTTCTTTTACGATATATTGGGTATATTCTGCCATATTATAAAGATCGTCTAACTACGTACTGTTTAGTAAACGGCGCCGTTAAGTTGCTGGTTTGCTTCATAACTGCCTGAAAATCACGGTTTGCTTGCTTTGCACCATCGACGTCCTGTATTTGACAGAACGATTTTAAATTAGCAAGGGCGTTACGGGTGGCTTTGATCCGGGCACGTAAATTATTTGACTCGTTAATCAATACAAAAATATTGGCTGTAGCCGTATAAACGTTTACTAACTTGTCGTCTATATGTTGAATTTTTAATAACGTTTCTTTAAACTTCTGGTTTCTCTTCGATGGGTTAGATTCTGCAACACTTAAATTTTTGTCAACCTCTACGGCAAGATTTTGAGACTCGCGGACACCCGCTACAATCTGACCAGAAACTGGTACAGGTACTGGTACACTCGCTATTGTTGGAGGGTTGCTGGTAGTTACTGAAGTAGGATTCAATTTTTTAAAATTAGTTTTTCCAGATACCCATTCGATAGCTAGAATTTCTATTTTACATTCGATAATACGACCTATAGAATTTGTTTGAACAATATTTTTTTTTATATCGGTCAAAATAAAATTACCTAAAAATTTACCAGTTCCAAGTGTGACTGGTACTGGAGTAGAATTAACTACGTAATTTTCAAACTCATTTATAACGTCCTCTGGAATGCAAAAACCCAAATGTAAGTTAATGGTAAAAGTAACCTTATCAAGCTTATTACCAGTTTTTTGTAACCTTGGCTTTCCATCTATAACCGCATGTTCGGGAAGGCTTGCGCCTTTCTCGTGTAAAAAGCTTTCAAACCCCTTTTGATTTTCTAGTGCTATATTTCCTATTTGAGCATACATACGTTAAAAAGATTTAGCATTTTTGCGCGCCTGTGCGTCGTTAATGATTCTTAATAAATCTTTTTTGTGATCGGAGAGCATTTTTAAAAAATCCTCTTTACTACCACCTGCACCAATATGTACAACTGGAGCATAAGTTATCGTAATACCACCGCCACCACCAGAGCCTCCAGAAATTCCAGGTGCTACACCCAAAGCAGAATTTAATAACCCTTTCATTTTTTGAACCAATGGATTGCCATTGATAGAAGAAACAAGGGTTTCAACAAATTTAATTTTATGTAAGTCCTTTAATGGGCCAGTTTTAGCGGGAGAAAACGGTAACAAATCCCTGATACTTTTAACAATAATTTTAAAAGCTTCTACAGGTTTACTGGCGAAAGATTTGATACCCTCCCATAGTGAATTAACAAGGTTCTTACCTGCATCCAAAAACATTTTACCAAGCCCTTTAATCCAATTCCAGAACGAAATAAATATACCTTTCACCTTATCCCAAAGCCTATAAAAGTAAGGGCCTATTTTATCCCAATGCTGATAAATCAAAACGTAAGGTGCAAATACAGCTAAGGCTAAAATTTTAATCCATTTCCAGGCAGTTAAAAATATTTGTTTAATCTTTTCCCATAACCTTACAAAAAACGCTTTGATAGGATCCCAATAAGCTATTATAAACGATACTGCGACAATAGCGGCCATAGCAAGTAAAATAAACGGATTCATTGCCATAACAATATTAAGAACCTTAAACACGGCTATAATACCTTGTATGATCTTTATAACCCCTGCAATCATTAACGCAGCCGAAGTAAAGGAAATAATTAACATTATCATTTGAGAAAGCCTCGGGTTATTTTGCGTCCACTTTTGAATAGCACCAGCAACCAACCCAATAAGGTCGTATATCTTTCCTAATGCAGGGGCCAGATGTGCGCCAAGGGCAGCGCGCATATTTTCTATAGTACCGCTCATTGCTTCCTTTTTATTTTTTAAAGAACTCAATTGTTCCGATACCTTATCGTTTAACGTAGCCTGTTTAGCCATTGCCTCGGTCATCTTATTAAAACCGTTAACACCCTGAGAAATCAGAGTGTTCATAAAATTAGCATCTGCGCCTGGTCCTAAAAAAGCCTGGACGATACCAGCCCTCTGTGAGGTATTTAGATTTTTCAATTTATCAAATTGAATCATCATATTTTCAATCCCCTTAAACTGGCCAGTCTTTTTGTCCATAAACTCCATTGTAATACCAAACTTACCAGCTTCTGCGTTAAGTTTTTCCATTTTATCGGCGTTGGCAAAGGCGTTAAATATGGCACTCATTCCAGTACCTACAGTTTCCCCACTTGCACCAGCTTTTATAAGCATAGCGTAAACGGCTGACAAAGTTTTAGAATTATCTAACCCCTGAATATTCATAAGCTTCAGCGTACCGGCTGATCTCGCAAAAGCGTATTGCATCTCGTCCGCTTGTACCCCTAGGTTTGAAGTCCTAGCGATTACGTCCATAAATTGAGTCATTTCCTTATCAGCTATACCAGTCGCCTCTTTTAATTTCGCGGCCATTTTCCCAGCCTCTTCATATGGTAATTTCAATGCTACAGCCAGGTAAGCGGCGGCCTCTCCTGTACCTTCTAAAATATTTTTAGCGGGTACGCCCATTTTTACCATTGTAGAAAACATGGCATTAAAATCAGCAGTATTACCAGGTAATCTAGTACCTAAATCTTCGGACAAATCGCCCATACGTTTTAATAAACCTTCGTCGATATTTTTACCATCCTGCATAATTACAGAACGAAGGGATTTATACGAATCCTCTAATACCTCGAAATCTTCCATAGTTTTACCAATCATATTAAAACCTGTCTGACCAGCACCAATAAGTCCGAACCCTTGCGCGAAAGAACTGGTAGCGTGAGCTTTTAAGTCGTTTAATTCCCTTTTCGATTTACTTACAGCGTCGCGAATTGTTCGGCTCATTTGATCGTAAGCCGTAAGCATAACCGCAACCTTTAATAAATTATTCATAGTATCTAAATCGAAACTTATGTTAAATTAAATTACTCCTCTTTACTCTTATTCATTTCGTGATATACTTTAACGGCCTCGTTATACCAATAGTAACAATCCTTTCCAGGTTGTTCTAACCAGTACGCGAGGCCGTCGCCTGAAAAATGAGCAAGGAACATAAGTGCCTCGCTCTTCATTAAAAATTTTTTCCTTCGCCGCTAAATAACGCCATTAATCTAAGAACATCCCAACCAGGCATTTCTTCAATATCTTCTGCCACCTTTGTAGTTCCGTCAAACTCGCAAGTAAGCGCAATTAAAGCCGGTAAATATTTTTCGGTATCTTGTCCAGCTATCTTTTGTGCTTGCATAATGTGGCGGCCTTTGAAAGGCTTAATAACTACTTTTACGCCTGATGGCAATACTTCGGTTCTTTCGCCTGTAGTTGATATGCTGACGTTGTTTGTGGTTTCTGTTTGTTCGCTCATGGCAATAAAATTTTTGTAAAATGAATTGATTAAAATAAAATTCGAACTAAGAGAGAAGGACTTATTAAAACAAAAACTAGTATGTAAAAAAAGTAACTAGGGTATTAAATACCCAAGTTACTTTTATAAGTTGCTAAAAGGTCGACGCCATTAACCTTGTATGTGTTACTTAATACGTCTACCTCTATAATCTCTTCTCCGTTCAATTCTACTTTAGCGTAATAAACGTTTAAGTTAGTTTCAACCTCTACGTTATCGTGTTGTTTGAAATTTCCTAACGGAAAATCTTTACTTTGAACTGTTAAAAATATTACAAGGGGTTTTTGTTCTAAACGTCCACCTGATCCGTAAGTTTCTATGGATGCCCTTACCTGCATAGCTATTTGTTTAGTTGGATCAGCTACTTTTTTTAGAACTTCAGGATAAAATGAGTTCCATTTTATTTTAGCTTCCATTTTTTCGATCCCAGAAAAAAATTCCATAGAACCGACCATACCGATAGCTTTATGTTCTGAGTTCTTAAACTTTACGGTAGGTAAAGAAACCTCTTCGGCCCTACCAAGGAAAGAACCGCCATCCAAATAAATGTTAGCGTTCGTGCATCTGTTAATTCTTATTTTTTCAGCCATTTTATTTTACTCAATTATTGAGCGGTAAGGTTAGACAATAAATTTATATCAACGAATGCGTTGAAAGTAATTTTCTCGGCTGGCGTTGGCCCCATAATGTTAATATCAAAAATTATATTACCAGCAGCTAACTGAGTAGCAGGGTTTTTATTAGGGTCAAACGTACAGCTAGAGCCTTCTATAAGCGCGCCGCGTCCTATCAATGTTCTTATAAGTGCGTTAACGCTATCTCTTACCGCGTCAATCGTAGCCTTATTGATAGGCTGGTCTATAAACGGTAACATTCCCCTTTCTACACTTTCTAAAAGAATATCAACAGTTCTACGGATAGGTATAAAATTCTGTGGAGCCGTATCTGAAGGGTAAAGCGATGATCTGTTTCCCCATGTTCTTAGACCAGTACCAAACGCATTAATATATGTTACAATTCCTTGCGCGTTCAATAATTGATTTTGAGCGTTGGAATCTGTAAAGCTACAGGTAATTTGTCTTTCCGGCCCTACTACTCCAGCAATCTGTTTATTTGAAGGTGAAACCCAATAACCTTCAGTATTATCGACTGTAGCGATAATACCCGCCATAAGCGAGCTATACCACTCTAGTATGGTAGCATCTGAAGCAGCTCGAGGGTCAGGATTAGGTTTTTTCCATTTAGGAAACAAAAGTACGGCGCGGTCATTTGAAACGTTCCATCCAAATGTACCAGCGATTCCACGCCCTGTTATAGCACCGGAGGCCGTTGTTCCTTCGGGGGCGTCTAAAAGCGTTATCGCTCTATGGGCTGTAGCCTGGGCACGCATCTCAGCCGATACTGCTGGCTTATGAGAATAACCAGGGCAAATTATGACTTTAGGCTTAACGCCAAACATATTATAAATTAAGTCTAGACATTTAAGACCAGTGCGCGCTTCAGTTAAGCTGTTTACGGTTCCGATTATATTGGCATCAGATACCGATGCATCATTTAATTTTTTATAATCTACGTGAATAGTAGATGGAAGGGTAGCACTAAGCTTTACCCCATTACCAAATTCGTCTATAGTATAGTCGACTCCATCTACGTAAGTAGTTGTGTTGGTTGTGTCAGTTACTACTGGCGGCGTGGAACCTACAGGAGCGAAAGCCAGTTTGAATTTATCGTTCGCAACATTTACTACTTCATTATTTATAGATGTCGTGTGATCCGTTTCAGAGAATACGTTAACGACAAATATAGTACCACCAGTTCCCTGTTTCAAAATAGAATCCAGGGCTTCAGGGATAGTAAAGCCTGGTAAACGTTTTCCAAATTGCGCGGCGTCGCTGTCATTCAAAACTAGAGTAGGAACCTGGGTAGGCCCTTTAGGGGCGATACCGACGATAGCGATAATACTGGACGCTACCGCTTCAATTTGACGAGGCCCAGCACTTAGCTGTATAACCTCAACACCGTGTAAAAAAGCCATAATTTAATTTATTTTATTGATTGTCAGAAACAAATAAATGTTGTATTGCAAAATCATAATCGATGTCGCTGGTTAACTCTTCTATCTTAGAAAGTTCCAAGGAAATCGGTTCTATCTCTATTTGTAAAGATATATCAATTTCCTTTAATTTTAAAAGGTATTCATTATATTTTTCATCGCCCTTTTTAATATCCTTGTATTCCTTATTTATCTCAGCTTTAGAATCATACCAAGCTTTTAATTCCTTTTCAAGCTTATTAAGAATGCGACGAAGTCTGGTTTTTGTTCCCTGAGTGATCTCTTCGTTTAAAAGTCCACCAATTCTTTTATTTGCCTTTAAAATTCCGCGGGTCTTATCATAAGATACGCCACCAATTTGGATAAACAATATGTCGTAATCTGAATACTTTAACTCCAATTTTTTCATGGTATTTTAAATTTTATTTGTAAATATAATTATTATTTCCTAATAATTTTATTTTTGTTCCACAACTGTAGGGCGTTAATCTCTATAGCTGTTAATATAGGTTCTTCAATAACTTTACCCTGGATATTAGGGCAAATTATTTCTAACGGCAATTGCCTGAAATAATCATATTCGTTTTTATAAACATCTGGATTTGGTTCCTGTTCAGTTGTAACAACACCATCAACAACTTTGAAAATTTTCTCAGGAACGACAACACCTTCGGCGTTTACAAGCCTATCGCGGCGCGCTGTTATATCCTGAAATTCATATTCTTGAAAAATACTTTCGTCAGCAGACGAAGGAATAAAACGATTTTCTGGATTAAATTCTGTTTCGTTGGAATCAAAAAAACCTACGGAACCCCTGATTGTGATAAAACCACCTATCCAGATAAAATGGGAAATTAAAAGAGCCCTTTTCTTCCCGAAAAGATCGCCAGGCAAAGGAATAACTTTTATAATTTGTTCGTTCTGTAACATAGTATTTTAAATTTCAGTTTCTAAATATAGTTTATTTATTTCAATTTGTACCGCCTGACTCAGTGACATATTCCCAACTAAAGCGTGTACCTTCAAGAAGGTAGATGACGACGGAAAATCATTTCCAGCGTTAGTAAAAGACTGGTTAAGAACTACAACGCCAGTAGTAACGTTTACTATTCTAACGCTAATAGCTGTAGCGTTATTAGGCGGTGTAAAAATATAAATATCGAAAACGTCGGTAATATTACGCTGCGCATTTGCACCTAAATTTATAATATTAGAGTTTGTAGTGTTTCGTATTATAAACTTCCAATTTCCAGTATTAGCATCTGTAGAATCAAAATACATACCTATAGTATTGGCAACCGTAGACGGATTAGATAAAGTTAACGCAGTAGATACAGCAGAAAGTCCAACAAATGCGTTTTGTCCAGATAAATTCGTATTGAGTGTGAACCTTGCATAAAAGAAAAAACCTCCAGAACCAGCCAGGTTGCCGCGCCAGCATTGGTTAGCAGCCGTCCATAATCCAGCAGCTTTACCAGACACCGATGAACTTTGAAAACGAGCCCTACTCATTGAGTCTTTTAAAGAAGTTCCAGCGATAGCCGGATACGTAGTGCTTGCACCTTCTGTTGTAAACGTCCAGCCAATAGGTGATGAACCAGACTGAGGAACAAACAGGCGAATATTTCCACGGAAAAATGCTGGCTGTAAAACAGCAGATAAAGAATTTTCGTCTATCATTTCCAACATTCCGCGCCCAGCTACTGATTTACCATAAAAAGCAGTATTGCCAACCGAAGGGGCTGAAGGAGGAGCGGATAAATGCGTATGTTCCGACCTAGTAGAAAGCGCCAGAATAGTAGAAGATGGAACGTTTATTTTTGAAAAATCAGCGCCAAAACTTAAAACGTTTGTTACTAAACTTTCAAATATTTTTTTATATGTAGACCCGTCAAAATCCAGAACCCAATATTTATTAAAGTAAAAACCGTTAATATCAAACATTCCAACGTTTGTACCTGTTGTTCCAGCAATAGAAAAAGTTACCTGTTGACCGCTTGCGGCATTTAACATACCACCGCCAACGCTGTTTTGTCTTATTAAAAAATTAGCGTTACTAGCCATTGAAGCATGAGCCAGCGTAAAGTATCCAGTAATACCAGCGAACACGCGCCCGCGGCCTAAATTAACTTGGTTATCAGTCCCATTATTAATGTTTACAGAACTACCAGAAAAATTAATTACAGAAGAAACAGACATTTCTACATCGGTAAAACCTGTAGCTATTTTTAATTGGTTGGCTACTACTGATTCAAAAGCGGTTTTATAAGTCACGCCATCGAAATCTAAAATATACAAATCGTTTAATTCTACAATGGTAGAAGAGCCACCAAAGCGAACATTTCCGATTGTAGAATGTAAAAAATAATGAGTACTAGGAAACGAACCAGTAGGCGCATATTTAATACCGTACATACTGGAACCGTTAGAACTTACTACGGGTTCAAGGCTAATACCTATTAACTCAGTAGCCCCTCCAGTAGGTTGTAACCTGGTTGAAATTCTTAACCCTGCGTATTGTGTTACAAGGGTTCCGGTTAAACCGCCTATTATTTCAACACTTTCAGCCGATCCAGCAGAACTGTAATTACTTCTGTCTGCTGTTAAAGAAGATACCCTAGTATTATTTGAGGTTCCAGTACCAGGCACATTTATAATATTAAAATTACCGCCTCCAAATTTTATTTGATTGTTTCCATTACTAACAATTACCTGGTTATAAACATTTGTTGTATTATTTTTAAAATAAACACTTGTTAAATAAATATCTTTATATGCAAGTGCTGGAGTTCCTATATCGTGTACGTTAGTAGCTATTGGAGAAACAGCAGCAGTATTAATGGCCGAAAAAGTAGTTATACCAGTAAAAGTTTCGGAATCTGTACCAGCAAAATTTATATTTTTATCTGGCAACGTGTAAGTTCTTTCAGCCGTTAGTGTGCTGTTAAAAATTCTTTTAAATCCGTCTATACCCTTTATAAAAGCAAAGTATCCAGCACCCTTTGTTTCGGCTATAAAGTTAACGTTAGCGTCCCCACCTGAAGCTGAGACAGCAGATACCTTCGCATCTGTCCCTGATGGGGCAGCTGTAAAATTGTAATAGTTACCATTAGAATAAACACCAGTAACTTTATTTATACCTAATATCGGAACACCGCCAGGGCCGTCGATACGATTAAAAATAATTGGATTGTCCAGAATTGGAGATATAAAAGTATCGCCGTTAGTTACAGCGAGGACGCCCGGTAAATCGCCGAAAGAAAACTGTTTATTATTGTCTGTAGGATTTACAAATAATTCAACTGAATACGTAGCGCCTGGTAACTTCATTATCCAGCCGTCGCGCGTATTATTTGTTTTAAAGTAACTTGTTATAACGCCGTTCTCTTCAATCTCATAACCTACGCCAATACCTGAAGCTATCGCTCCACCCTTATTAAGTGTAATAAGTTTGTCGGTAATATAGGCGTTTGACTGATATTCATAAATGGCAGTTCCTAAAAAATTGTGTACTGTAGAACTGTTGCCATAATTAATTACGTTAGCGTTTGTAGTTCCAATATTTAAAACGTCGGTTCCACCAGTTGCGGTTGTATCTATTCCGAAACCAGAAAGAAATAAAAGGTTTTCTCCGCTAGTCTTTTGTATATAACGACCTTCGGCGTAACCGCGATCTATTAAAGAACGATCGACAAATTGGCTTGAATAATTGCCGTCATACCTTATATCCTTATCGTAAAATATCACTCGTCCTGTACCGGAACTGCTTATGTCTGGGTGAAATTCTATATTATTATTCCCAACTGAATTTATAGTAAACTGGCCCTGGCTGGTAAGTGCAAAATAGTTATCAATCCCAGAAACTATTTGCACGGCCCCACCACCAAAAGAAAACATGCCGCCATTTATAAACATACCACCATTAATTAATACCGAGCCGTCTACCAATTGAACCATATTTACGCCATTTCGTTTTAGAATCAAATCGAAATCGTCGTTAGTTCCTAGCTCAGCAAGTGCCCCGAATGCGTTACCTCCATTAAAAAAAATAGAGCCGTCAATAGAATTGTCGACCAGGTTATAAAAAGAATCCTTTATATCCTCTGCGAAAATTCTTAAACTTTCTTCGGTAATATTTCCCTCTTCGTTGTCCTCGAATACAACCGTATATTTATCGTAAAATTCAGCAGCACTTAAAATAGACATATAATTTATTATAAAATTCTAAATCCAAAACTAAACCCTGAAGTTATTACAAACTGGCCACCTGGTTCTACCTCAGCGATCACAATATAACCTCCATTCCCGTCGGGTTTCAAAATCTTAACTGGCTGATTGCTATCGGGATGATCTCCAGCAGTAATTATTACGTCCCCCACGGTTATTTGGTGAACCATTATGTCCTCTTCAGGGCCTTCGCCTTCTACAGCCACCGTATTACATGAAAACAATATATGATATTCCCAAATATTTTCATCCAGTTTTAACAACTCTTTTTTATTCAAAAAAAGCTTACCGCAATCGGTAGGGGAAAATCCTAATAAAATTTGTTGGATAAGGTCTAATAGCTGGTAAATTCCATGAGTGCCACGAAGTTTTCTGGCTTGTAATACAACTTCAAAATTTACGGTTCCTTTCTGGACAATAGCACCACCGTTACCTGTAGGATTTTGGTAATCGTCACCGCTATAACATACCCAAATACGGGCTTTTTCCTGTGGTTTAATATATGCCTTTTGGCTTTCTGGCATTATGTCAACAAGCACCCCAGCCAATTCCAAGACGTTTAATTTATTCTTTATATCTATTTCCGCCTGCTCGTAATTCATGTTATTAAACTTGTTTTAGTTCAAGTAAAGCCATATAAGCTTTACCGTCCCAAATACTTTCAACAGTACGGACTGTATAAGCGATTCCATGATCGACTGTTTCTCCTATTGGGTAAATAGTAACGGTTTCTAAATCGTTATCCCTAACCGCATCGATAAGGCCAGGTAAATCGTCTTTATCATACTCCATACTATACGAAAACGGGGAAAATTCCATTTCCCCCGTTTCGTCTTTTTTTGTAGGTTCCTTAAATAAGATTTTTGCCGTGATCGCTGGGCCACCAATTGATGGTTGCCAGCTAACCATATACCCGAAAGTAGAATTTACAACCTTAGAAGCGCCTTTTTGAATTTTATCAAAAAGGTTGCCCATAGATTAAATCCCTCTATCTAAAAGAACTTGTACCGTAGTCGTTCCAGCCCCAGCAGCTTTCCAAACATATCCGATAAGCTTGTTATTACCTAAATCAGACGTTAGGGTACATTCGCCAGGAGTTGTGTCCCAATATACAGGCAATCCCAACATCATATTATCAGAAGACAATTTAGGAAGTTCGTAAACTCCATGTAGCGCAACTGCGATAGTATCGCCAGTTACACCTGATGTGACAGCAACGCCTAAAAGGTTTCCAATTTTTACAACACCACCAGCCACTACATCAGCAGCTAAAACGTGCTGTATTACTTTACCTTCTTCAATGAAATTTTTCATTCTATTTATGAGTTGTAAAAAGGGCTAGGGAATACCAGCCCTTTTTGGTTTAACAATTTATTTTTTTATTTTGGTTTATAATCAGTAACATTTACTGATTACGCACCAGCGTTTTTATAAAATCCTCTGTAGTCAATTACCCCAGCACCAAATACCATTCTAGCCTTAATTTCCATACCGTCAATGTCCCATCCAGTACGTGATTCGGTGAATAACTCGCCCTCACCTTCTAAGAACGCATATTCTATGGTATCAATTACGCCAGGCGCGGCCGCTAAATACCATTGGTTACCTGTTAATCTAGGTTCAACGATAGGCATTAACCCTTTCAGGTAATCAGGGACAATATTACCCTGGGTATTTGGAACATAATTTACAGAAAGATACTGAGCCGCTTTTAATGCGTTAGCTGGCCCGATAAGAATATAAGAAGGCGAAATATTGATAAAGTCGCCACCTAAACTCTTTTGGTTAGCCATTGCCTGATAACCAGCGTCAAGCGTAGTTATATCAATAGCACCGCCAGTGCCCGCAAGGTTCGCATGTGTAGCATGGAAAAGAGCCACTCCGTCAGACATTGTTGGGTTTCCTGTAATAAGCGACCAAACAATATCGGACTGCTTTTGCGCCGCTTTCGCCGCTATAGCCGATGGTATTCTTGAAAAAGCACCCAAGTCGTCGTTAATGATAGATTCCCAGGTAATCGAGATAATCTTACCGTATTTTTTTACTGAATACGATTCCTTAGCATCTCTGATTTTTGAATACTGGTATTCTGCTCCCTCTTTTACCTCGTCGAAAGAATCCACAAGGTCGCCAATTTGCACCTTATATTTAGCCTTAAAGTCGGCAGCGTTTTCCTGTCTACAAAAAGGTAAAAATGTCCTTTTCTGAAGCTCATAAGAAGCGCGAAGCGATTTATTTACAACGGACGACAAGATATTAGGGAAATCAGAAGTAGAAAGCGAACCTCCCCTTTCAAGATTCAAAGCTATTCCAACAATTTCGCGAGGGGATAGACCGCGAATATTTGCGCCTGTTCTCTCAGCAGCAATTTTCGCCATATCCATAAGTCTAAGGTGTGCGAACTCCTTACCTCTTTCTATTTTTACTTTAGGGTTTATCCTGTGTTCAAGGGCTTCAGCCATTGCGGCTCTGAAATTGTCTCTATCGTCCTCTCCTGTAACTTTAACTGATCCGTTACCGCCTTTATCGCCTTCTACGAACTTTTCGATAATCATTTTTCTCGCTTTTTCGACTGTAATATTCGGGTCAGAAATAAGTTGTTCCGCAAATTCTACTGGCAATTTTGCCGATCTTACGGACGCCAAAATTTCGGCGGAACGTTTACGCTCGCTTTCAATCGCGGCGCTACGTACTTCAGCCTCGTTAACAACTTGCGCCAACGTTTCTGTTGGCTTAAATGTTTCGATTGGCTTCATTTCGTTGGCGTTGGCCGCTGGGTTTGTGGTATCCTCTTTCATTGATCTATTTAGTTTAAAAATTTTTACTTCATTTGTTTTTTCGTTGTCATGAGATCGAATGCCAGCGCGATAATCTGCTGGTATTTCGACTATTGAAATTTCGTAAGGCTCCCAATCTGTAGCGCGATAAGTCGATAACTTATTTTCGCCACCGTCCACTTCAGTATAAGAAAATACGTTATAACCTACACTTACATTTCTTTTAATTCCGTCTACAACGTCTTTAAATACTTCGTCAGCTTTTACGTTCTTTGAAAATCTTACGGTTGCATAGCCATTTTTTCCATCCGTCCAGGCTTTTTCTACTACGCCGATTTGTCCCCTATAGTGATTATCCATAAGAGGAGCTCCGTTGTTTAATCTTTCCATCCTTACAGATGAAGAATCAAAGGAAAGTATTTCGTAAAATTGTTCCCAAGACTGCATTAAAACAGGAGCGTCTGTACCAAAACAAACGTCGACGGTTCTATTTTCTACGTCTATCGTATTAGGTTTAAACGACGCCATCATTCGAAGGCCTGGTAGCTTTTCTATTTTAGGTTGTTTTTTAACTTCAGCCATTGAGATAGTTATATTTCTCTCTTCAATAATAACACATTTTATTAATCAAAACAAATTTAAGAAAATTATTTTGATTAGTTTAACTTACTTGTCGAGTTCTTACCAGCATTAGCGTCGCCGCCTCCTTACATGGAATTATCCAAGTTTTCTGGAGCCTTCCTATTCGGATCAAAACGTGGATCGGAAACAGGCATAAGGTTTGCAGACGTCCAACGATCAGCGTCTTTTTTAAGCTCCTCAAAAAGCTCGTCAGGATCGTAGCCCATAGCACTAACAGCCTCAGACCACGATGTTAAACCAGCCCTGATCTCGTCGGTAATTCCTTTTACCTCTTTTGACGGGTCTATCATTTCGCGCCGTGGTGATGTCCATGTTGCCGTATAATCCTCTTTATTTACTATGCCCGCTATATTACAACCTTTTATAAACCATTTAAATGCCTTTTCACAAAATAAAGGAATCATTATATTATTTTGCCATTCCACTATTAACCGGTGGAACTCTAACCAACCCATCCTACCAGACGAAAAATTAACATTAGAGTAATCACCAGTTACACTTTCATAGGTAGGGCCAAAGCCAGAGGATACGCCACGAAGTATTGTTTTAGAATACTCTCCGTACCCTTCAGTAGTAGGTGGAGAGGCAAAGGTAATTTTTTTACCGCTAGGTAAATGTTCTATAATTCCAGGTTCAACCTTTTCAATCAATTGCCCAATATCGTTATTACTTGTTCCAGCGATTGAACCAGCTATATTTTCAACAGCATCCTCTACGAACAATGCAAAACAAGCGGCAATTTTTTGACGTATAAGTTGCGCACCTTCGTAATCGTCAAAGTCACGAAGTTTCGAAAGTGCTGCAACTCCGAAAGGAACGCCACGAACCTGACCAGGTCGCCAGGCGTGGTAAATGTGTATAACCTCTTCAGCAGGTACGCGCTTTGATTCGATAGATAAGCTTAAACTTTCGCTAGGATGATCGTCAAACAGCCAATAAGCTACGCGCTTACCTTTAGAATCAAATTCGATCCCCTGAATAATTCTACCATCTTTATTTTCTACTGGTAATAACTGGTAATTGGTTCTGGAATTGTCCAATAAATCGGCTTCTACAACTTGAAATTGTATAGGTATAATCCCTGGTATCTTTCTCATTCGTACTAAGCATTCGCCAGCCTCTGCAACGGTTCTCATAATAAGAGCCTGAAGGCCGTAAAAATTATTCAACCCATCAAAGTCGCAAGCAGTAGTTTCGGCCCAAGATTTCCAAGTTTCCTTTAATCTTTTTAATTCGTTCTTTCCCTTCGCTTCAATCTTTGGGCGTATTCCTGTACCTATAGTATTAGTATAAATACTTTGTATAGCACGCCTAGCAAAAGGGTTATTCATTGACAAGTTACGCGAACGATTACGAAGAATAGATAATGCATGCTCATTTTCCAAGTTTGCCGAACCACCTGAAGCTTTCCAATTTTTTGTACGGTTGCCATTACTTGCGGCATCGTAGCCTCTTAAATTTTCAATAGCTTTACGATGAACCATACGCCTAAGCCCTGCACCGGGGTTTACGAAACTTATAATCCTATCTAAAAAGTTTTCCATTATAAACCGTTATTAAAATCAGCAATTACACGGCCGCCTTTATTCTGGTTAGGGTATAATTCTTGTTCAATTAATTTTAGTATCTGTAACATTTCGTTAAGAGAACGATACGTTACTTTTTTATCCGCGTATTCGACCTCGCGAACTCCCTGAGCTATCGCCGCTTTAAGGGCGTTTAAATCATCTATAGTGTAGGCCATGAAATAAAGTTAAATAATTTTCTTAAATATAAATAATTTTTACATATTTGTGTCTACTTACCAGTCTTTCAATAATTACAAATTTAAAAAAATCCGATGAAAATCGGATTTTTTTATTTAAAAGTTAATACCAATACGAAGATTTACGACGCTGCGGCTTTTTTTCTTCATGGGTCACCAAATAACCTGTTCTTAATATTTCCCAATCAGCTTCAGTTAAACGGTCTATACCAATAACAGTAGCGGCGGCACGGGCGTAAACCCTACAGTCTAACGGTTCGTTGCGGTCGTATTTTTTTACCCATTCATATTTACGATAACCCCTGATTAATTTAAACTGTAGTTCTTCAGCAGTAAGACCTTTAAAATATTCTATTCCATATTGTGGGAAATGGCAATAGCCGTCAGGTATTATCTCGTTACCATTATCGCCGCGCTTTATTGTTTGACGAAGCCAGGAGTATAATTCAGTCTTAACAATGCTTACACCAATACTCCAAAGCTTTATCGTTCCAGTTTTCTTTCCATCTATATTTACATCTACAGTTGTCGGAGGGCCTACTATGGTAGTCCTAGTTTCTGATCCCTTAACTGGTATTACTTTAGAGTAATCGAATCGCCTACAAAATTCGTAAACCTGGTTCGTGTTAAAACCAGTATCTATGGCAACCGTACGAATAGGTAATAACGCTTTATCCTCGCGCTCATATTGCTTGTTTATAAAGTTGGCTAACTGATCCCATACACCACGGTTATACTCACTTGTATCGCCGTAAATAACCTGATATTCAATAGAATACGAACGCTTACCCTTACACCATCCTACGGTTTCTATTTCGATACGATCCCTTTGAACGTCGACGCCAGCAGTAATAAACGCTACGTCTTTAGATACCCAGCCTTGTACATAATTTTCGCGGCGGTTATATATTGTTTCCCATTCAGGTTTATCTGTAGTCTCAGCGTACGATTCACCTTTGATTGTGTTAACAAACGTTCGCATCTTTACGCCAGTTGAATCCTCTAACGCCTTTTCGTAATCGCGAGCTATATCTTTCCATGATAGCCAGCCAAGTGGCGAGTATAACCCGTTAATAATATATCCTACAACTTCATTGCTTTTCTTTTCTGGATCAATCGCACGCCAAGTGCCTGTTTCCAAAAACTTCGGTTTAAACCTTTCTTCGTTAAGCTCTCCGCAATGTTCACACCGATATTTAACAGTTTCCGGTTTACCTGGTTCCCAAACCAAGTTTTCAAACTCTAACGTTTGCTCAACACCGCAACATGGAAGGCCGACAAAAAATTTACGCTTGTCTGTCTTGTCTATCTCTATATCAATAGCCGAAGCTCCAGCAACCGTAGGAGTGCTCAGCTTATAAATTTTTCTGTTACTGAAAGTAACCGTACGTTTCTCGGCTAATTCTATAGGGCTGCCTTCGTCGTCAACATTCATAGGATACGCGTCGATTTCATCCATTACTAAAAACCTGATCGGGCGGGAACGAAGTTCTGCAGCTGAATTCGCACCAGTAAGAATCAGAATGCCACCTGGAAATTCTTTTTCTAACAATGTATTACCTCCGTCGCGCTCGCGCTTTTGCGGAATCTTTGCGCGTAAATTTGGACAGGCTTCTATCATTGGCTCTACCCTGGTTTTACTAAAGCCCTTAGCCATATTAACGGTAGGCATTATATACATGATCGGACAAGGGGAAATATCTATATATGTGCCAACAGCGTTTAAACCGCTTTCAGTAAATCCTAGCTGAACGGATTTTTTTACTATAACCTGTTTATATGGAGATGTAGGCGAAAGATTATCTAAAATTTCCTTTAAAAACGGAGTACGGGAAGTCCGCCAACGGCCAGGCTCGGCACTCGCCGAGCTTGATAAAAAACGGTTTTTGTCGGCCCATTCCGAACACTTTAACAACGGCGTCGGCCTCAGTCCGTCCAAAAAACCGCCTATTAACTTTAACTCTTCTTCTGATATTCCTATCAATTCTTCT